AGTGCGTCAGGCAATACGAGATGGGCTTAGAGTTTTGTTTGTATCAGTACAAGATTTCTCTGAGGGTATGTTGAAAGAACGTATAGCTACGGCACATGAGTTTCCGGACTTCTATGCTGTATGTTCGTCGTCGTTTGGTATACCAGAGTTAGAAGTAGAGGTAGATTCTTTGATGCCAGACGTAGTATTTCTAGATTACATGAGTGTACTAGATGCACCACAGAACAAAGAGAAAAGATTTCAGTTGGAATACATATCTGAAAACTTGAAACGAGTAGCTCAAGATAAGAAGATAGCTATTATCACAGCTCATCAGTTGAACGCTGATGTAAATTTACCAAGTGAGAAAGAACTGTTAGAAGCTAAAGCAGGACTCTTAGCTCATACAGACCTAGTGCTTGGTATAGGTGGTGACATGTACGATACGGTGCGAAATGTTACTACAATTAAATCAAGAAGAGCAGCACCAGTAGATGTATTCAAAGTTGACATTGACTTTGCAAATCTAAATACATCTATTTTTTAGGAGAACACATGGAGTTAAGAGAGCCAACACCCCATAGTTATAATATGGATATTAAGAACTCAAATGGACAGATAGCTCAACATGCTTTTGCAAAAGAGATATTGCGTGTGCCAGGATGGGACGTAGCTTTCCCTGACTCACACGTATCAGTTGTAGATGCATTTGCTTATAGCAAAGACATGACATTACGTTTTCAAATAAAGTATGTTAGTTGTATAAAATGTCCTACAAGTGGTGGCACAAAAGTTATAGTGCCATTACGTAATACTTACAAGTACCGTTCTAATACTCTAACTTGCAAAGTATTATATTTTGAAAACAATATTGATTGTATCTATTGTTTTATACCAGAGTTAGATAAAGGTATTTTCATTACTAGTGCAATGACTAGACCTGGACAGACTATGTTTCATGTACGTATATCTGCGCCACCTAGATTGACCAAACGCACACGTATGTGGTATCATCATACTGAGTTTCAACCGGAGGTAATTTATGGGAACAGTAATAGCAATGGCTCATTGTCCATTTCATGATGATAGAACACCATCACTAGCAATCTATGAAGATTCATACCACTGCTTTGGGTGTAAGAAAACAGGAAAGCTAGAGCCGTGGATGACTGAGTTGATTAGTGGTGTTGATGTACGAGACAAAGCTACCCCTACATTACATACCACTGATTACACTTATGAGCTAACTGATAGTGTTAAAAAGTTTTTTACCGATAGACAGATACCTGATTGGCATGTTGGTAATTACCTAATTAAATGTAAGGGCAACGTAGTTGTATTACCTTGTTATGATGCAGACATGCAGGTAACGGGTTATCAAAAGCGTAACGTTGCTCGTCAAACTAAAAACAAATACATAACTGTGCCTATTAATAATGTGTATCCAGACTATTCATGGTGTCCAGTGATGACTCAAGAATCATTAACAAGTGCTAATCGTTTAGTTGTAATAGTCGAATCTATTGTTGATGGTTTGTTTGTAAATCTAGCTGGGTTTGATGCTATTGCTTTACTGGGTACAAGTCCACGAGGTTCACTTATACCTCTACTTGCACATTATGGATTGTCGTGTATTATATTTTTTGACCCTGATGCAATAGTGGTAGCGTCTTATCTTAATGATAAGTTCAATGCACATGGGATAAACAGTGTGGTATTTGATTCAGACTGTAAGCCTTACGAGGCAGATATAATGAAAGTAAATACAACTTTACAAGGGTTAAGGAAGGAGCTTAAAGATGGTGAGTAAATTTATTGATGATGTAACAGCACAGATAATGACAGGGCTTGAGTTTGATAAACGTCAACCTAAATTCAAGTATGCCTTAGAAGAAGCTATCGTGCGCAGAATATTACAAAGAAACTTAGATACTTTATTAGGTGAGTTACAGAATAGGGTGTGTCGTGGTGAGGAAGTGATAGATGACGTTCAAGGAACGAAAGAAAAAATATCCGAATTACCCAGATAACTGTCTGAAGTGTGGGTTGTTTACTGGGTGTAAAAATTACAAACTTAAATACAAAAAAGTACAAAGTGGTAACAAGACTGTACTGTTTGTCGTAGACACTCCGTCACAGCTGTATGACCACACTGGTTCTATGAAAAATAGTAAGCTATTAAATTCACTAGAAACTTTATCAAAAGAATGGTTACAAGAATTTAATGTTTATGTTACCCATGCTGTTAAATGTAGGCAGGGTGAAGGCACAATAAAAATTGCATCTATAAGAGAATGTAATCAATATCTTGCAGATGACATAGCCAAAATAAAACCAAATGCTGTTATCACTCTAGGAGATACAGCTAAAAAATCAATGAACGAATATCTGGTCGGGATAGTCCCGACGGATATGACAGTACATAATGCTCCGTCATTAGTTGTTGATAACCAATCAACAGTAACGGAAGTCTTAAACAGAGTATGGCATGAGCTACACAAGGTACTACTACCAATACCACTAACGACTAATTTGTCACGAGTGTTGTTGCAGGCAGCTAAAACAAAGTTGATAGCGTTAGACTTTGAGTGGAATCCGGATACAGGGATTGCACATTCAGTAGGGTTAGCTGCTGGTAAAGTAGCTGGTGGTTTTGTGTTAGACAAACATACTGAGAAGGCAATAGAGAATATACTAGTAGATGAGTCTATGACTATTGTTGGGCATAATATAGCGGAAGATGTTCGACGTGTTATAGATAAATTTGGTGCACGTATTCGTTGTCAGTTTATAGACACGTTGTTGTTGAAACGTGAGTTAGTATTTAACTTGCGTCAAGGTGGTCTTAAATACTTTGCGGAGCGTTATTTGCTGTTGGAAGAGTATTGGAAAGATATTACAGTTGAAGACTTTGAATCCCCTAGTCCCAAATTGTTACGTTATACAGGTGGTGATGCGTGGGCTACGTTGTCTTTGTATAATAAATTTAGACAAGATTTTAAGAACGAGTGGAAACATATGGAGTTAGCTCGTGATATAGATATGGAAATGATATTACCTGTTGCATACATGGTGCACGGTGGTATTAGAATAGATTTGAAAAAATTAAAGAAACAATTAACTACATTAAAATTAAAAGAAAATAAATTATTGCAAGAGTTTGAATCAGTGCACAAAATAAATCCATCAAGCCCGGTGCAAGTATTAGAATTATTAAAGAAGCGTAAACATAAAGTCAAAAGCACAGGGGTAGAAACATTAAGTAAATTAAATGATGAGGTAGTAGATAAGTTATTAGAGTATAGAAAGATAAGTAAACTTACCACTACTTATTTATCTAAACTACCAGCTATGGCAGACAAAAATGATTTAGTGCATTGTAATTTACATTTAGCTAATACTATCACAGGTCGCATGAGTTCGAGTAACCCTAACATGCAGAATATACCACCTGACGTGCGACCTATTTTTTCTAGTGTATTTGGTGAAGAAGGTAATTTAGTAACAGTAGATGCTAGTCAGAGTGAGTTAAGATGTTTAGCTTATTTAAGTGGTAGTAAATATTTAATCGATTCATATAATGCAGGTACTGACATGCACACTCTTGTTTCAGAGTTAGCTGGTATTAGTAGAAAAAATGCTAAGGTACTTAACTTTGCTTTTGTATATGGCTCGTCTGAGTTTGGATTAAAAAATCAGTTAGTCAAAGCTGGAGTACAAGTATCCAAAGCTGACACTGTTGTACAAAGTTTTATAGATACTATGGATAAGTTAGGGATACGTGAGTATCAGCAGAAGCTGCTTGACAAGGCAAAGAAATTGAATTATATTTATTCTCCATATGGTCGTGTTGGTACTAGACTTAATCCTACTCAAGTTGTAAATTTTCCTATTCAATCGTTTAGTGCTGATTTAAATAAGATGAGAATTATTTATGTATTTAATAGACTGCGCGAAGAGAAACTTATATCACGTATATGGTTAGAGTTTCATGATGCTATGGAGTTGGACATATATAAACCAGAACAAGAACAAGTCTACAAAATTGTAGAAGAATTAGATTTAACAATACCCGATGTATTAAACAAAGGTATTGAAATACAACTGCCTTTGGATGTCAAAGAGAATGGCGTCAACTGGCAATAGGAGGTCAGAAATGGCAAATTCATACACACCAAGAGCTGGACGTGTAGCAAGAGGAGCAAGTTTGAATAATGATTCAGGCGGCAGTAGTGCTCCAGCACAGCAATCATCAAATAATGATGGTAAAGCTAAGTTAATACCATGTGGTGGTGGTTGGAAGACTAACTGGGGATACTCATGTCAGATACAAATAAATGGCAGAGCATACAAAGTTATGGCTTTTTGGAATAACAAACCAAAAGGTTCTAACCCACCGGCAATAAACTTTACTATCAGAGAAACTGATATGGCTGGTGAGGATGTACCGGTAAGAGAGGGTGACTAATGAGTCATACAACCAAGCAAATATTAAATAATCCTGAAATATTTCTAGATGATTTAACTAATTCTACTGAACATATTTTGGATATAGAATTTGATGCTAGGTTTGAAGAGTGGAAAGCTAGAGGTAGTGACAAACAAGTTCGTGCTTCTAGCTTAGGCACATGTATTCGACAAGCATATTATTCTTTTAACGAACAGGCACAACGTACGCCCGTAAGTGACCCGTTAGCCCGTAGACGTATGTATATGGGATTCATTAACGAAGAAATCATGGGTAAAATTATAGACAAAATGCCCGGTAAAACACATGGATTAAGTAGTGAAGAGCAGAATAAGTTTCCAATACATGTTGACTTACTTAATGATGAAGACATACATTGTGCAGCAACTACAGATTTTGTTAAAGAGTATGTTGAAAACGATGTAAAATATTATGTGCCAATAGAATTAAAATCAACTGATGTTTACAAATGGAAAGACTTTACCTATTGGAAATATCATTTGAAACAATTACTACTATGGGTATACATTGCAAAACAAAACGGATTAAATGTGCCGTATGCTATGTTAATTTATACTCGTCGTAGTACAATGGATATGAAGTCGTGTGTAATTTCTGTTGATACTTTGTATTCAAAAATGGGTAAGGTAGTAGAAAGCTATGAACATTGGTATCCATTTATGGATGATTTAGTTAATAGATTAAAATGGTCTATTAGAAACAAACAAGTTCCAGCTATGCCTACGGATGTCCCTAAATATATATGTAACACTTGTCCTCATTTAGGTAAGTGCACAAATAATGTAGATTAAGATGCCAAATAGAAGATACCAAGCAGGATACAGATTTGAAAAACGGGTGACTAAAGATGTGTCTAGTTTGTTTGATACTATTGATGACTTACTATATTATTCTGTGGAATCTAGAGGTAGCAAAGGTAAAGCCGACATAGTTTTTGGGTTGTTTAACAAACGTAACGGGGTTCGCACCTGGTTTGGGATACAATGTAAAAAAGGTTTCATTTCAAAACCAGAAATGATGAGGTGCACAACAGCTGCTAGACAAGACAATGGTATGTTTTTGTTCTTTGCTACCCTAGACAAAAATAAAAAAGAGATTGTATACAATCCTAGTATAGAAGAGTGGGTAAATTTATGGATGACAAACACTATTATTTAGATGCATTAAAACGATTAGGAGTCATATGTCTTTTATTAAAAGATAAGTTTGGCGCTGGGTTATTAACAGGTAGTTTATTTATGGACAGTCGTATTAGTTTATTATCTAAGCTATTGTCAATGGTATCTACTAACTGGGAAGAATTAAATTTAGATAGATTTTTACCGGAAGATATAGACGCTGAAGATTTTATTATGTATGTACAATCATTACGTGGAGAGTACATAAACAAAGAAACTTATGTACATATGACATACAAAAATGTAAAGAAAAACGACAGTATATTATTCTATGAGTTACCTGAAATATTAAATTATGAACGTGTTAACAAAGAAAAGACTAGAGTATATTACAATTTAATACCTGATAGAATTATTTATGTGTTGCAAAGAATTAAAATACCTAAAATATTTGTAACTAAATGTTATTTGTATACAACTACTGATGACTGGGCAACTATAGATAATTTATTACAAAGGAGTTATGAAACATATGGAGATTAAATACAAAAAAATAATTGCTAGATTGTCTGACGTGTTTTTGATTGATGATTATTTTACATTAGATAATCCTACAGAGTTAGAACAATCATTAATTAATTTTTATGTAGACTTATCTACAGTAGGAGTAAGAGATAAAACTATAGGTAGTTTGATTGCATTAGTAGCAGCAGGACATGCTAAAATATGGTTTGTAGATGGTTACCATGAGAATGTATTCTATCGTTGTCAAACATTAATAGCTACATTGTTACGTCAGATACTAGGAGATGGTTTGACAAAACAGCTATTAGCCAGTAGTATTATATATAGGAAAATAAAGTCGGAGATAGAGTTAAAGAATACATATATTGAATTAACTGAAGATGCAGAAACTAACAATGAAACAATGGTTAATTTGTCGCACACCTCCTGGAAAGAATACATTAAGACTGCATACCCTGATATGTACGCACGTAAATATCAGGAGTATGAAACAGAGTATGACGAAATACTCAATTAGTACCACACTCTAGAGACTGGATACCTTACCAAACTCACATCTCACTTCCGGTTCTAGTCTCTAGTTTTTCTTGATTGAAAATCACAATTTATTTTTTGAATATCTACCCATCTATCAAAAGCATTGGCACGTTTTTCTGCTATAACATTAGCTTCGCGCTGTGCATCAGCTAGTTTTTCTAAGGACCTAGCTATAGTTCTAGCTACTTCAGCTGTACCATTACCGTTTTGCTGTTTCATAACAAGCCAAACAATAATAACAAGAGCCGGAGCTTGTGATAACATTGCTAATAATTCTGTTTCCATTATCTACCTAGTGGATTATTTAACCCAGACCTAAACTCGTCTAACTTAGCATCCAATACCTCTACTCTTTTGTCTAATAGATTTACTTGTTGTTGTAATTTTTCTATTGTATCAGAACCTACTGCTTCTGACACTGCATCTAGTCTGTTATTAAACACACCCCATGCATAGAATCCACCACCAATGGCAGATACAACACCAATAATCATGGCATACTTCTGTAATTTATCTAGCATATTGTCTCCTTAGAACTTCTAGTTCTTTTTCTTTTAGTATTCTATTTTGTTGAGCCCTTTGCAAATTTATTTGATATTTAAGTACAGGGTCATTCATTGATATAGCAACAAACTTATTATTATTTTCATATATCTGTATGTCATATCCTTCTAATATACGAAGGTCTTCATACACATTAGTGTCATACAATTGTCTATTATCTGTATACTGTTTATAGTAACTAGATATATCTACTTGTTGTTTTTCCATAGTATCTGCTACAATAATATTGACTGCAGCTAGTTGTTTATCTATGGCTTTTATCTTTACTGCTACTTGTGTTTGTATGTCTTGTATATCTACTGCCACTTGCTCGTTACTAGATGGTTCACTCTTAGGTTCTTCCTGAACTGTTGCCACAGTGGTACTTTCAGTCTGTTCAGGTTGTTCTTCCATGAGCTCTTCTGTAACTGCAGCAGTTTCTGTAGGTTTCTCTTCTGTAATTTCTTCCTC